AAGCTGTCGAGATATCTGGTACATCTGTATGTTTTCACCTGCTGTGTTTGGAAACTTAAGACCGTTGATTGCTGTACCTGTCACACCTGACTGTCTGCGGAATATCTTTCCGGGGAATATGTCCATACTTTGTCCGGGAACTAAACTAGCTTCGTCTACGTCAAATACAAGATTACCTGCAAGTGCTAAGTTATCAATAGCCATACGAACGTGACCGTTCATAAGTAACTGAGCATCTTCCATGTTCTCTGCGACACCGACACCCCATAGTTGATATGGATTTATCTCAAACGGAAAAGCTTGGAATGGTATTCTAGCAGGAGTAAATGGGTTTGCTACACAACGAATAACTTCGTTACCACATACCCAAACGTTTACTTGTACCTGATCAAACTCAGACATCTCATTGACGCCTTCCATACCTACTTCATCGGCGTACTTCTTGTCTATAACACCCCAGTACTCAAGAACTTCAAATCTGCTTTCTTGATAATATGGCTCAGTTTCATCTTCTCTGATAGTATCTTCGTAGTACTTATCTTCGTAGTTAGCACCTTTAGCTAAGCACTCCCCAATAGCATCTGCATCAAAATAAGGTCGTTGTATAAGACCTCTAAGCTGTTGACGATTCATACGATGTCTTTGTATTACGTACTCGCAGTCTTCAATGCTTGTTGCTGATGGGTCAGGGTGAAAGTCCCACACAGATACATACTCTATGCGTGGTACTACTTTTTCGTATGGTACGTAGTTTCTTTGACCATTATCATCTCTTTCCCATTTGTGGACTCGCTTGTAGAAGTTAAATGGGCCTTTGATGATTCCTGTTCCCAATAAGGATGACTCAAAAATAGCCTGTCTAAACACATTAACTGCATTCGTATCGAGAAGCTGATCATGGATACATTTCTCCATTCTAAGTGCCATCTCTTGTGCAGGCTTAAGTTGAGGTTCACCCATCTTAGCAGGACCTTTAGCCAACATGTCTGGAAACTCTTGGTCGTATGTCCCCAGTTTGTGTGGCTTATTGGCTTGTAACCCTCCGGGCGGAACGTCTCTGCCATCTCCCTCAAAGCCGTAAGGATCTACGACTTCATCTAAAGGTGTTTTCATATGTGCAAATTCTTCAATACCTTCTGGCATTGGAGTTGGTTCAACGACTATTGGAAACTTTTTGTTAGCAAAAAGAATATCAATAATTTGACCATACGCAGCAAGAACTTTAGTTTTGGTTATCTTTATAAATACTTTAGATCGTTCGGAATCCCTGTACTGAGTTGTGGAATCATATATTCCCCTAAAGTTTTTAAAAGCTTGTAACCATCTGTGTTCGTGACTACGTCTTCCGTTTTCAGAATCCTCGAATTTACTACGAACGTAACCTGCTAATCCGGGCATCTGCTCCGATGGATTAGATATAGGTACGCCAGTATCGTCTTCGGGTTGAAGAAAATTATCAGCCATATGCTTACCTTACTTAGAAGTAGTTTTTGTCGTCTGCCATTTTGAAAAAAGAACCTTCAACAGTCGGCTTAGATTGCTTCTTTGGCATATCAGATTGTAAGTCGTAGTTTCCCATCTTTGTGTCAAAGTCTGCACCTTCACGAGTTAATTGGTTTGCACCCATTTGATCGTCAACTGATGTCTTGTCGCTGTTCATTATGTATGCAGCACCATAGTTGTAATTATTGTTTGGCATAACTGCCCTCCTATTGCATATTTAAATTTTGTTGCTTACTTATAAAGCCCTCTTCTTCAGAGGGGGGTATAACTGCCTTATTTCTATTAGTTCTAGCAGCCAATCTCTGTTTTCTTAGTAAATTTGCTTCTTCTTGTCTTTTTGTATCAAGACCTAAAGCTTCAGGTATACTTTTCTCTCTTGCTTCTTTTACAAATCCTGAAACTAAGTCTACATCACTAGCGGGAACAGGTGTAAATTCAGATGCACCATACAGTACTGATTCAACAGGTGACATACCTTTTGCTTTTGCTTCTTGATAAGAAAGCACTGCTGCAACAGGTGGTAAAACACCTAGTAGTGTTTTTCCTACATTTTTTATTTGTTGTATCTTACTAAGTTTAGGTTTAGTTCTGTTATCTTTTATACCTATTTTATTTAACTTTTCTAATTCTTCTGGAGAAAAATCATCAAAATTTGTTGGTAAATTTTTTGTATCATTAGTATCAATAATATCATACTCACCTTCTATAACGTTACTTTCAGGTAACTCTGGCACTGCAAATTCTTGTTTAGAAAGATCTTGTATCGCAGTATATTTCTGAGATGTACCAGATTGTATTGTTTTTACGTTACCTTCTCCAGTTAAATATGTACTAATTAAATCTTGATCAGATGCAAGTGATTTACCTTCAGGTAGTTTTCCTACTTTTGTCATGGCATTATCAAGTTGACTGCCCATATGTTCACTTAGTATTTCGTGGTATTTTAAATCTTCGACACCATACAGTCCTGTCATTGGAGATGGATATAAAACTTCGCCACCTGCACTAGGAGCAGAGATTGCTCTACCCTTCATCTTAGCCATTTCAGGTAAAGGTATACCTAATTTATACCCTACAGTAGAGTTAAATCTTCTCAGGTCATAAGAAGAAGTAAAGTGATCTAGCATCTCTCCTGTTTCTTTATTTTGCATTATATTCTTAACTTTTATTTTTTTCATCAACTGATTTATTGCATTGTCTGGTAAGGGTTTTCCTTCGTCAGTTAAGAACATATAATTTTCTACTTGGCTTAAATCACCAAATCTTTTTTTATTACTTTCAATGGACGCAGCTAATATTCCTTGAACTTTACTAGATGCAGGTATATCAATGTTAAAGTCCATTTTTGTTTTTCCTGCACCTATAAATATACCGGGGGCAACGCTACCTTCTAAAGCAGGCTTTAAAGCATTCATTGGCATTTTTTGTACTTCATTAGTTCTAAAACCTAAGTGCATCATTGCAAAAGTGGCACGAACTACTGGTATATCTTTAGGATTGTTTTTTGCATGTTCTAGAAGTGCAAGTTGAAACTCCCCTGCTTTGAGGTGATTAAAGGCAAACTTTGCTGATCTTGCCCCCGGTTTAGCGTCTAGTATAACTGTGTTAGTTAATCTAGGTATACCGTTAGCTTTATAATAGTTAAGTTCTTTTCCTGTAGACCGATCAACTTGACTTTGTACGTTTTCTTCAATACCTTTAAATGCAGAATAATATTTTCTCTTTGTACCTACACTATCTGTTTGATCATAAACTTTTATAAGTGGGTTTATTTCATCGTCAGTAGCAGCATCTAAAAATTCTATCACAGGTTTATTCATAAATTCTCTAATATAGGGCTTAGAATTGAACATAGCTCTATATTTTTTACCGTCAAAAGGTTTACCTTTACCAGCTTTATTTTTAATAGCTTGTTTAATATACATATCAACTACTTCTGATAGTGTAGTTTTATTTATATCAAATTTATTTTCTATTATGGTAAATTTACCACCGCCACCTGTAGGAGCTGCCATTATTTAATACCCGAATGTTTCATTTTGGACTTGATAGACCTGATTCTTGATACCATTAAGCGTTTGATGAATCGCCGCATAACCTGTCATCCTTGTCATTAACATATACCTCAACGCATCGTATGCGTGGTCTTCCGCTTTGGTGTCCACGTCTTCGCTGTTAGTCTTGGAAAGAGGAATTGCTGCCAATTGCTTGACAGTGTTGCTACAATTAGAAAACACTCGTAGTCTCGGTTCGTTTGTTCTTGGGTCATCTGCAAGCCTACGATGAATTTCCATTTTACCTTGTATTCTATTTCGATCTGAGGGAGTCCAACGAACTCCGCATCTCATCATTGTTTCAGCTATAGAAGGACCAAAGCCTGTCTTGTTCCAACATGATGAGTCTAATACTGTGTAGTGAGGTAACGGATCTAATTGTTCCGCTTCTAGTATTCTATCCGCTAATTGCTCCGCTGTCAACTGTTTTACGTATAATTCTCTGTAAATCCAGATATTATTATCCCAATCAATAGCACCCCAAAGAACGCAAGAAGGACTCGCATAGCCGTAGTCAGCCGCCCTGATGCGGGGCCAGTTGGTAGGTAAGTCAAAAGATTCGACAACATGTTTCGCTCTGCTAAATTCTGGGAAGGCTGCACCATCGGCTACATCCCAATCCCCT